CGGCGCTGCCCACCGTGAACGACGCCGGGGTGATGTCGGTCAGCGTCCCGGCCTCGTTCATCGCGTAGAGGTTCGAGTGCGTCCCGGCGGCGATCCAGCGCGCGTTTGCGTTGGTGCGCCAGGTGAGTAGCCCGCGGCACTTGCCGGTGAGCTGGCTGCTCGAGCGCTTGCGCCACCCGCCGACGGGTCGCATCGTGCCCTCGTACCAGCGCACGAGCGAGGCATCGCGCCAGCGGCTCTTGCTCTGGTAGTCGGTGCCGTTGCGGTACACGCCAGGCTGAATGTTAATTGGTACGAGCATCGTCACTCCCCGCCATTACATGCTAAAAACATACATCAGCCCACCAATGATGCAGAAAGCAAAAACTATTAGAAAAGCGGTCATCAAAGTCAGTATCAATTCTTCTTGTTCTTGTTTTGCTTTTCTAGCAGCCTTTGCACTTTGCGCAGCATTGTCAATTTCTTGCTGCGCTGTCTGTCTCTGAAAACGCTGCCAGTCATCCCACAGACCAGGGCGGCCAGCAATCAGCATAAGGTCTTTAAGTTCTCTTTCTTTCTGGTGAACCTGCTCAAGCGCAAAAAACTCTTCTAGAGTATTGCGCTGCGACAACGGGGCATTGTTAACCTTCTGCTGAAGTTTCTTCTTGTTGGCGAAAAAATTACTTATCTGCGATCCGCACTCGCTCAGCTCGCGCCCGTTGTTTACGAAGCTCTTGATGACTCCGTAAGCGGCGTTAATTGCTGCGAGCTCGGCAATCACTATGCTGGCCTACGCTCAAAGTGCGGGACATCCTTGAAGGACTTCCAGAACCCGCCCCAAGAGTTCTTAGGTGAAAGGCTCTGCCAATACTCACCAACCGGCGTGAGCGCAGGGATGTCGTAGCAGAGTTTGCCGTCCTTGAAGAAGTTGAGGTCGATGGCGCATCGCTTGAGGTGGATGCTGTTCATCGTCTTGGAACGCCCAGTCTTCACATAGATGGCCTGCTGCTCCGTGGTACGGGCAAGTTCACCGCCCGTGACGACAAAGCCCAACTCGGTAGCCTTGTTGATGAGTTTGGCGACATCCAACAGGAACGCCGCCTGTTCCGCTACGAGACTCACTTGATGGCCTCCTTGAGTGCGTCGGTCTTGTCCTTGCTGCTCTGGCTGGAACCGAAGTAGTACGACACGATCTGCGAGGCAATGGCAGACAGCACACCGAGGACATATATGAGGATGTCCTTGCGGCTTGACTCCACAGGGCTACCGTCGAACATGACCACGCCGAAGAGGACAAAGGTCAGCAGCAGGATAGACAGCGCAAGAACGGGGGTCACAATCTTGTTGATAAGCGGAGCCTTGTCGGAGTTTGCAATCTGCACCTCACGCTCCCGAGCATCGTTCGTATCCTTCAACCGCGCTTGCAGTTCGGCAAGGTCGAGTTTGTCTTCCTCGAGACGCAACTTCAGCAGTTCTTCCTCATGCTCCATCTGGGCAATTTGAATCTTCGCCAAGTCCTCCGGGGACATATCCGGCTTCAGTTCCACGCCCAACTTTTCCTCGACCACCTTCTTGCCCTTCGCCATGACGGCGTTAGCAACGAGGTTAAGCCCGTTGGAGAGCAACGGTTGGATTATGGGCAACAAGGCTGCGGGAATCATTTGTTACGCTCCTCCATCAATTTGACCCGTACTTGCAGGTCATGAATGTGCTTCATCAAGTCGTCTTTCATCGCTTGTCGCGCTGCAGCAGATTGTGGGCTGTCGATGATGACCCCACCTTCGGTAATCAAAATAGGAATCTTGGATTCAATCGAAATGAGCCTGCTCTGAAACGACGAAATTTGGCCTAACAGCCAAGCAACAGCAGCAAGCAAGACCGGAAACAACATGCTTACAGCCTTTTCCATGTTGAAACCGGGCTTGTTCACTTGACCGTCTCCAAGAACATCATTGTCACCGTGCCAAACGCCGTCAGCAGGATGAGGATGATGGATCCACCGACCTTGACCAACAGGTTCTCCATCCGCTTCAGACGCGCATGGATGGCCTCGTACCTGACCGCGCACACTTCCTCGTGCGTAGAAAGTCTGGCATCGGTGGCATCAATGGTGGACATCACACACTCCACGGCAACGGCGGCGCGACAATCGGCGGGTTCTTCTGGGCCTCAATCTGACCCTCGACCTGCGATTTAAGTTTCTGGAACAGGGGATACGCACCCTGCGCCGTGGGGAGTGAGCCGACGAGGTTCGTCAATGCGACGGTTTCTTCGAGAGTGAGGGGCATTACTTGGACTCCAGAGCGGTGACTTTGGCTTCAAGGGTTTCGATACGCGCCATCGCTTCTTGCAGGGCTTTAACCGCCTTCATGTACAGGATGGAATATTTCACACCCTTTGTAACTTCACCGGTCAGAACAATCTGTCCATCTTCATCTTTAGTTTCATCTTGCGATTTGTTCACAAGACCCGGAGAAACCTGCTCAACTTCTTGTGCAATCAATCCAATTTGAACAACGCTTTCTGCGTCATCTTTTAGTTTGTACTTACGAACGCGAAGAGCCTTAATGTCATCCCATTGCGAACCTGCGTCAACAATGTCTTTCTTCAACTTGACATCAGAAAAAGCCGCAAACACGCCGTTAGTATTTTTCACATCTCCGTTGGTGTAAATCGCAATACGCTGCGTTGAGCCGCTGTCTACGCCCTCAAAAAAGCGATATGTTCCAGAACTATTGTTGTTAACAGTTACAGATATGCCGTATCCAGTTGCAGATGAATTGTTAAAATTTACAAGGTTATTACCGGCCAAACTAGTTGAAGCGGAAAATTGACCGTCCGCCGCGATGCGTGCGCGCTCTGTGTTGCTCGTGCTGAAAATCAGCGGCAAAACTTGCGTCTGGTTGATGATGCCGTTGCCAGCCGTGTCCACGCCGAACAGGGTGCCGTTTAGTCCGGTGTTGCTGTTGCCAGCAGACATGGCCGTTTGCGTTGAGCCAGCGCGATAAAGGCTCAGGACTTGTGTCGGGGCGTTGCCTTCGCTGATACCAACATTTCCTGACGAACTAATCCGCATCGACTCCGCGCCGCCCTCGGTGAACGCGATGGTGTCCGCAGCGGGGAAGAAGATGCCGGTGTTGGTGTCGCCGGTCGTGGTGATAGAGGGCGCTGCGGCCGTGCCTGCGGCAAAAACCACCGACGCAGATCCGGTAACTGTCATCGTCCCGGCCACCGCCAGCGTCTTGCCGGCGCCAACATTGAGCCCCACCGAGGTGCCGCTGCCTGCGCCGGTGAAGATCCCGTCGACGAGATCGAGGTTGGTGTTGATCTTGCCGCCCCAGGTGTCCGCGCTCGCGCCGACTTCCGGCTTGGTGAGGCCCAGGTTGGTGGTTGTCGTATCGGCCATGTCGTTACCTCAAGCGGCCTGTAAGTAGGCCGGGCGTGTCTTCTCTGTACAATTTTTCGTCGCAGAAGCGACTACGGGATTACTCTCGTCGGCCTGACCTTCATCGAAAGCCGCCCCTGGCTGAATGCCGCGCGCTCGTTTTGTATGATCATGTCTTCGATCGCCTGCGCGTAGAGCGGGGTCCAGAGGCCAACGCGCTCGTCGTCGCGCAGGTACGGAGCCGCCTGCAAGAGCGACCCGTAGAGATACACGTCAGGGTGTCGCTCAAGAATCCAATTTGATGCGTTGGAATCGGAGAGCTTGGCGAGCGTCGTTACATAGGTAAGCTCCGCCGTGTACTCGGTGTCGGGCGGCGGTAGCACCTCGATTTGATTGCCGACCAGCGCAAAATACCGCGGCTTGCCGGTGGTGCGGTAAATCGACTTCTTGGCGTCAAGCTCGTCTTCGGTAAGAAACTCAAGCGGCTGCACCGGCGCCGTCGAGGTAAGCACCAGAGACTTGGCGGAAAGAAAATCTGACGGCAGGGAAGTGAATTGCGCGCTGATGGCAATCGACAGGCGCTGCACCATCTTCTGGGTTGGTAGACGGCGCTCTAGTTGCGCCTCCGCCATTGAGACAAAATCGGGGATGACCGAGGTCAAATCGTCCCGGTTCAGCCAGTCTGCAAGGGACGCTTTAAGCGCGCTGTATGACGTTAGTGCCACCGTCGATCTGCTCCTTCATCGCCCACGCACCCTCGTGCGAATACTCAAAGGTGCCGATGTGCTTGACGTGCTGGGAGAGGTCGTGATCCACCAGGACCTCAAAGCCTGCCTCCTTCGCCTTGCGGCAGAAGTAGACATCCTCTCCAATGTAGTGATTGCCGATCGTCGAATACGGGATGGCAAACCACGGCGCGTCCAGCTTCTCGAACACCTCACGCTTGACCATCATCACGCCCATTCCGACGTAATCGACGGCCTCGAGGCCCTCTGACCCGGGCGCAGTAAACACCCGGTCAATCTTGCCGGCCGCGTCTCGCATCGCCACCGGCTTGACCGGCATACGGCGCGTCGAGTAATTCGCGGCCACGATCGGCTTGTCGCGCAGGATGAGGTGCCCGATGGTTTCCCTCGGGAACCTCATGTCAGAGTCGAGCCAGAGAAGATAGTCCGCCTTCTCCGCCAGCGCCTGCTGCGCAAGCTCCATCCGTTGAGAGGCGATCAGAGTCCCGTGGCTGGTGTAAAGCAGCACACGGTCGTCCGTTGTCGCGGTGTGGTACGACATCGCGCGCGCCATGTCATAGGCGAACGATGTCATCACCGTGTCCCTTGCGGGGACCAAAATCGCAACCGACCGGCTCATACACGCCCCGGTCGAGTGCGGAAGAATCTGTTGTCGGCGTCGTTGAGCCAAGCCTTCATGCGCTTCGGATCGTCTGCGATCCCGTCGCGCTTGAGCCGGTAGTACAGGGGCATCGGAATCGACGCCACCTTGCTCCACTCGCCCCACCGGGACCGCTCGTCGGTCTCGGCGTATGCTCTCTTGTTCTGCTCGATTAGGTTGCCGGTCTCAAAGACCGTCTCGATGGTCGCCTCGTCGCGGTCGGCATTGTAGTGCCACCATTTCGTGGTTCCCGTCTCGGGGTCAAAGTCGAATAGTCGCTTACCTGTCGAGCTCATGTTCCCTCAAACTTAGGGGCGACGGCCAGATTGCCGCCGCCCCCAAGTCTACACCACCGCTATTAGGTCGTGGTGAGGTCAGCGGCGAGACCGTGCGCGGCCTCGGTGTTGACCTTCAGCCCGTACTCAACGGTGATCAAGCGCTTCTCGGCGTCGCCGGTCTTGGCGAGCTCCACCGTCTGGAACGGACGGAGGTAGGAGACGGCAGCGTACTCGGGGTCGAGCACGAAGGCGTCACGCTCACGCTGGAAGCGGTTGGGGACGACCGAGACCGAACCGAAGTCCGAGACGTAGACGTCCGCGGCGCCGATGATGGTCGCCTGACGGTTGCCCGTGACCTCGCGGCGAATCTCCGCGATGCCGGTGAAGCCCGACACGCGGGCCTTGTTCACCGGGCCAACCATCAACAGCTTCGGCGAGCCACCAGAGGCCCAGACCTTCTGGATGACCGTCTTGAGGATGGCCTCCGTGAAGGTGCGCAGGTTCGCCGCGGTGGCGTCCGTGCGGGTCGC